AAGGATACATATCATTTAAATCAGACATACTGTATTTATGGTGTTGCATCAAAGAGAACATAGTATTATAGTAGACCGCGATATTAGAATACCCGGTCATCACGTAAAAAAACTATTGAGACCCTTCAGAACAACATCAGTCGATTTGCCAGCTTTATTCTTTAATGTCACAGTATGTTCTAGAGACGGCATCGTATCAAAGAATTCTTTGATCTTGTTCATGCTATCCATAGGTAAACTGTTAACGAATTCTTCGAGATCTTTTTCTGTAAAATCAGTGTATACTGTCTCGCTGTCATAGATCTTATCGATACACTTAAACAGCATATCAAATACAGCATCTTCTTTGTTATTTGAGTCATCGAGCAATCTGACTTCATCTAGAGTGGGATATCTCATCGCCAATCCTACATCATCATGTATGATGAATTTGCTCTTATGCTCTGGGTTATTTTTGATCTCGATGTTGTCTAGATTAACTTTGAACTTGATGACTTCTTCGGTGTCAGGATCTTTGTATTCGAGATCCACGACTTCACCTATCGATTTAGAACGAAGCTTGACGAACAGATATTCGACATCAAATGTTGCTAGCTTATCTACATCTACTGCTTCGATGATACAATTTTGGATGATCTGCTTGACTGCAGCTACCACATCTTCAGTCTTCTCTGAAGATTTTGCCATCAGAAGGATCTTTTCTTCTTGCACGGTGAATGGTTTGATATTGATGCTCTGCTGAGTAGAAGGTATTGTCACAGAGTATGTTGGGTGTTTGATCTTGGGTAATGCCATAATATAGATATCCTTATGTTAAAAAATTAATTCTGTCAATGATTATAATAACAGAGAACGGCGTGTGATGCTCTCAAGGTTCTGTAATTCAAGCATCCTATTTAATTCTCTATCGATATAATTGCTTCTTTGTGTTAGCGTATTTGCTCTTGTCGCTGAAATTATGTCTGTAACACCTTGATCTAATGTTGTTGATGTCCAGTTGGTGTATGCAAATGTCACAGGGACTTTTAAGATCTGATCTTGCATGTTCCAATCGACTTGTATATCACCTATTGCTATAGGATATGCTTCGAGCAATTGATATTTTACAATCGTTCTATCAGCAATTTTTCTATCAGAGTCTTTCTCAATTTTTATCTCATTCATATGAATTATCTCTACAATACCATAATATTCGTTAGGATATTGAAAAGAATTCAATGGCAGGCCTTTGACTGTCCCGTTAGGATTTGCTGCATCATTGAAGGCAAATACCGATTGCATCCATGCATGAAAATATTTAAATACTGATCCGTCTGCATCGCTATAGAATGTCAAAGGAATATCTTGAAATATCGTAGCATACGGACGTTTCTCGACATTGCCGTAGCCAGACATTCTGATCTCATCTGTCTGATATCCCAGGCCCGGAAGGTAAGCGCTGTCACAAAGGAATGAGAGATTTTGTGCCCCTCCTACTACTGCAGGACCTCTGTCAGCTCGTCCGACATTAGCATTTGTTGACCTTGTGATAGTGACCATGAACTTAGATGCCTTGGACAATCCGCCTACTGAATTAACTGCAGAAAGCATTTCATTGATACTAAACGCCATTTATGATATCTTTCGACTCTTTGTAAACATAATTTTTAGATTTCTTTGCGAATCTCTCTAGCGGCAAGAACATTGCAATGTCCCATTCATTAGCGGGTATCTGTAGAAATCTACTCCTAACATGGCTGTGCAAATATCGTTTCACACACGGTTTGAAATATTTATAACGAGAAGCAGCATTTAATAGTTTATACGAAGCCCTTATCCTTGTTGTCTCGTTGTATTTTTCATTATTTAACAGATCATAGAGATAATCCAGCAACCTCGCCCTGTATACGTGCGGCAGGTAATGCAGATTCATCGCAAGGAAGCTGTCACCCTGATCTTCGAAAGGAAATATCAGAGGAAACCTATCATAGTACGGGAGGTCTTCTTTGTATTTCGGATCGTATTGGAACAGATACATGAATCCCGGACGAACAAAATTCTTGTTGTATTGTGGATTCCTGCTAACTAACGTCTCTACTCTTACAGATCGAACTTCTCTTGCTTTGTCTCTGAACCAATCCCTGACGTTAGGAGCTCCTGGTTTGAGTGCAGAACCGGGTCCTAAACTAGATTTACCTTGTTCAAGAATCTTCGTAAAAATAGGCATTATCTCTTATCCAATCCTAGATCTTTTTCTGTTAGTATCTTAAACTGCCATTTCCTATCAAGACAGAACTGTTCAGCAGCTTTCCATTTAGCGCTATTGACACCATAAGTAGTAACTTCATTGATATATCTTCTGGTTATCTTTTCTTGCTTGACTGGTTCTTTACACTGAGCATATGGTTTAATCTCTATTATCATCGTATTTATCACGCCACCTTTGGCGGCCGCTTTTACCCAGAAATCAGGAAAATATCTATGGATCTTGTTGTCCATAGGACTGACATAGGGGATGACTATCTCTTCTGATGACCATTGGATTACCCCAGGATGAGAATCAAGGTGCCTCATGAATCTCAATTCCCATAAGCTCCTATAAACGATGTTTGTAGGATTTCCTTTATATTTTTCAGGAAACTTAGGTTTAAATTTACCTTTATACGACATGCCATATTACCATTATAAATATACGATATATTTATAGGAGTTTATATCGAGCATGCCTAACGTAACTGACACCTTTGTATTTCCATTAGAAGTGCCGGAATTCTATACAAGAATGTCGTTGAGAAAGTATGAGCGACCAAAGCCTGGATCTAATTTGACACCTAGTTTTCGAACATATATACGATTACCCATTCCGCAACAATTGGCAGATTCTTTTAATATATCTGTCAGCGGAAATAACATGGAATTATTAGGCAATATATCCAATGCTCCTGCACAATTAGCAGCAGCAGGCAGATCATTATCAGAAGATTTTGCTGCTGCTAAAGGAGGTGAAGGCTCTGCAATCATGAAAATGGTTGGTGAAGTTGCAGCTCTGACACCCGGCATATCAGATAGCAACCTTGGGAAATTTTCACAATCAAATCTTGGCATTGTACGAAATCCGCATCTGACATCTATATTTGAAGGTGTAGCTTTAAAACAATATCAATTTACTTGGAGAATATCTCCTAAGTCAGAAAAAGAAGCACAATCTATGAATAAAATGCTTGAGTATATCAAAGCATTCATGCATCCAGAGATAATCGGTGAAGGATTTGCCCTAGATTATCCGTATCTTGCTACTGTTGAATTTGTAACCGGCTCCAATAATATCAATCTGCCTAACGTATCAGACTCGTTCATAACAGGCCTGAATATCAATAGCATAGGCGGAGGCGCGCCTGCATTCTATAGAGATGGTACTCCTGTTATCACTGAGATAACCATGACATTTCAAGAGATCGATATCAAGACAAGATCAGATTTCGGAGGCGGAAAATATAATAGCAATCGTGTAATTGATTCAGAAGGCGGATTGCCACCAGTAAGAAATGTTGGTCGTGGTGATCGTTGATTTTAAAACAGAGAACTTAAATGTCATTAGCTAATTATTATCCTTTTGTAACTTACAATAATCTTAAGGCAATTAATTTGCTTGTAGAAGCTGAAGTTGTCAAAAAATATCTAGAAGATTATAGATTATTCTATACATACGTCATAAAGAATGGCGAGCGTCCAGATACTCTTGCCTATGATGCTTATGGAGATTCCACTCTTGATTGGGTGATATTCCTCACAAATGGCATTGTCGATCCCTATAAAGATTGGATACTGGATGACAAGCAATTCATATCATATCTAGAAACAAAGTATAATACTGCTGTAGAAAAATTAACTACGACTACAATAGCAAGTTCTATCGCATATTACTACTACAAAGGAATCACTAGTGATAGTCCTGAGACAATCGCTTCATATAATTACAATATGACACCGACAACATATTCTAAATTAGGTAGCCCTGCAGGATGGGTCGCCAAGAGTGTATGGGACAGCGAAACAGAGATCAATGAATCCAAGAGAGAAATAAAACTGATGCGAAATGAATTCGTTTCGGATTTCAAACAACAAGTAAAAGATATATTTAATAATGGCTAATCTCAATCCTTTAGGTATTAATATATCTAAAATAGAAATAGAAAAATTCAATAAAAAAGATAAAATGAGTTTGATGCCTCAGTTTATGGAATTGACGATATATCAATCTATGTTTGAACCTGCTATAAAAGCTGAGATGCTTATCAATGATCCTATCGGATTGTTCGTTAATTATCCCTTCACGGGCGAAGAACTGATAATAGTCACATATGATCAGATCAATACGGGTGGCAGCAATCTGTACAATGCAAGATCAAACAATCAATTAAAATTCATAATAAAAGGTGTCCGTGATATCATCATCGGCGATAGAGCAAGATCACTGATGTATATCGTTGATCTTGCAAGCCCTCAATTGCTTCAGAACATGAGAAAATATGTGTCTCATGCCTATTATGGCCTGATTGAAGATATGGCAGAAAAAGTATATGATGAATATATTGCCGAAGAAACAACCAATTTATACAAAATTGCGAAAAAACCATTCATCAAAGAAACATCGATCAAATCTAGAAAAATGATCGTTCCTAGTATTCGACCTTTTCATGCTATAAGTTGGTTAGCAAAACACGCTGTCGCAAAAGAGACAGATAGGCATTTTCTCTATCTGTTCTATGAAGATCTAAAACAATATAATTTTGTAACAATACAAAAAATTATTGAAGATGCTTTGAAGATAAAAGAACAATTGATGAAAAATAAATATAGGTATATCTCAGATATAGGTAGCCTTAGTAAATCAACAACCGGAGATCAAAACCAAGATCTCCGTGTGATCACCAACATAGTAAACAACAAAAGATTTTCTTCTATAGAAAAGATAACAAGCGGTTATTATCAGAATGAATTATTTGAGATTAATATGTTGCAGAAAGCATATGCCAGCACTCCTACAGAATTAGATGAAACATATCAATACGATAAGAATATTCCTTCATTGGGAGAGCATTCTTTGAATACTCCTGGTTACATCAAATATGTTAAAAATGAGAAGGTAGAAAAAGAATATTCAAATAGAATAAGGTATATAATAAACAATTTTCCCGATGTTGATGGGGAAGGTATGAGTCAACCTTCATACAGAAGTAAATTTGGAAATGTAGCTAAATATATGAATGCTCTCAATCAGATCGATCTGACAATAACCGTGCCAGCAAACATGGATCTGAGAGCAGGTCAAGTTATCTATTGTGATCTGCCAGAAAATCATGGATTCAATACCGTTGAAACAGATAAGTATATCTCAGGATTGTTCATCATATCAGAAGTTAAACAAGTGATAATGCAGGGTAGTTTAGCAGCTACTACTTTACGAATATATAAA